TACCCCTTTTGTGCGAGGTGCAATGGACATTACCGCATTCAACTGTGGATCACAGAATGTGGGTCTACAACTCTTCGCTGATGTAATCGTTAATTGCCCAACCGAATACATCCTGATGATGCAAGAAGCCAGCCACAAGGAACTCTCCAATGACCGACACGACAGTGACAACCGATCCTCCTCAGGGCAACCAGCCAGCGGTGAGGGAAGCGGACGGGACCCTGAAGGACCAGACCCCTTCGCCGGAGACTACGACCCTTACGCCAGAGAAGAAACCTGAAGGCCAGTCGTTCCTCACCCAAACCCCTGAGGCTCCAAAAGAAGAGTCAAAGGAAGAGCCAAAGCCCGAAGACAAAAAGCCTGATGCCGAAGGCGCCCCAGAGAAATATGCCGATTTCAAAGTCCCCGACGGCTTCAAATTTGACGAAAAGGCCCTTACCGAAGCCACCGCAGCGTTCAAAGAACTAGGCCTGTCTCAGGAAAAGGCTCAAAAACTAGTCGACACTTATGCCAAAAATACCCAACAAGCCATCGAAGCCCCCTATAAACAATGGGCCGACCTCCAAAAGGAATGGCTCGGAGACATCCACGACCGTTTCGGCTCCAAGGCCGAAACCGTCCGAACCGACATCTCCAAGGCCATCGACTCGGCCTTGCCCCCATCCCTTGCTCGGGCCTTCCGTGGCGCCTTGGACCTTACCGGCGCCGGTACCAACCCCGATGTCGTCGAAGCCCTCTCCATAATGTTCAAACCCTTCGTGGAAGGTCCCAGCATCCGCCCGGGTGGGATCTCCCCGGAGGCCAACAAAGCCCCTAACGCTCCGGTCCAGCCATCCATCGCCGAAGCCATGTACCCGCACCTCGTGCCGAATCGCGGATCCTGAAATCCTCCGTCCCACCGCAGAGCGGTAGAACGGCAGCGCCCAGAGGAACAGAGGATGAAGAATGAATCTTAACCCTCACTAAGGATCTTCCCCTATGGCAATTGTAGGTACTACCGCCCTGACGTATGCTGATTGGGCCAAGAGGATGGACGATGGGTATAAAGTCGCTGCCATCATCGAATTGCTCAGCCAAACAAACGAACTCCTCGATGACATGATGGTCGTCGAAGGCAACCTCCCAACCGGACACAAGACCACAGTCCGCACCGCCCTGCCCCAAGCCACTTGGCGCCTGCTCAACACCGGCGTTCCCAACGCCAAGTCTACCACTGCTCAGTTGGTCGAAGCCTGTGGTAACCTTGAAACCTACTCCGTCATCGACAAGGACATCGCTGATCTGAACGGCAACACTCCAGAGTTCCGCCTGAGTGAATCGAGGGCCTTCCTAGAAGGAATGTCCCAACAAGTCGCCTCCACTATGGTCTACGGCAACCAATTCGCCAACCCGGAACGCTTCACCGGCTTCGCCCCACGCTACTCCACCAAAACCGTTGCGAACTCCAACACCGCCAACAATGTCCTTGACGGCGGTGGCACCGCATCCACCAACACCTCCATGTGGGTAATGACCTGGGGCACCGACACCAACCACGCGATCTTCCCCAAAGGGAAACTCGCTGGTCTCCAACAGCGCGACATGGGTGAATGGCCCGTTGCTGACTCCCTCGGCAACACCTATCAAGCCTACAGAGAGCACTTCAAGTGGGAAATCGGTTTCGCCCAACGAGACTGGCGCTACATGGCGCGGATCGCCAATATCGACGTCACTCAACTCACAGGCGTCTCCGCGGCGAACTTGATCAACCTCTTGGTCCGCGCTCTCTATCGCCTTCCGACCGCTCCGGTCTCTGCCACCACAATCCAAACCTCTGACACCCCCGCAGTCCGCGCAGACATGGGCCGTACCGTCATCTACTGCAACCGCATCATCCGGACCTACCTCGATCTCCAAGCGATGAACAAAACCAACGTCCTGCTCCGCATCGAGGAATTCAACGGCAAGCCCATTACCACCTTCCGCGGCATCCCCATCCGCACGGTGGACGCGGTCCTCAGCAACGAAGCCCAAGTTACTTGAAAGGAACATGAGATGATCTTAGATGGATTCCTCCAATTCTCCTCGGCCCAGTCCATTGCTCAGGTAGCTGGAACCTACCCGAGCACCAACGACATCGACCTCGGCGTCGGTCTCGCCGGTAACCCACAAATCCCCTCCTTTGCCCAAGGTGGTGGTGCCCGAGACATCGGCATCGGTGACGACCCGGCCATGAAGTTCTTGGTCCAGATCTCAACCACTGTTACCTCTGGCGGTGCAGCAACCCTGGTGGTATCCCTCCAAGGTGCCCCCGACAACGGCTCCGGAGGCGAAGGCTCATTCACTACATGGTGGTCTTCCCCGGCCTACGCCCTGGCCACTCTCGTAGCGGGCGCACGGCTCTTCGACATGGACATGCCCCGTCCTCCAGACGGCATCGCCATCCCCCGCTTCCTGCGCCTGACCTACACCATTGGTGCAGCCACAACCACCGCCGGTGCCATCTCGGCCTACCTCGTCCTCGATCGTCACGACCTCTCCTATCAAAGCACCCAAAACGCAGTCCTCGGCGGATACCCGCCCGGCATCGCCGTCGCTAACTGAGGGGCAAAGACATGAAACTCTTCCGTCCACTCATCGCCGGTTTGGTCTTCGGCATCGCCGCACTCTGTGGCTTGGCCTTGGCCCAAAGCATCACCTCCTCAATCCAACTCTCCCAAGACCCACGAGGACCATTTGGAGTAGACGCCAACACTGGCGTCTACTTCCCCGGCCACATCCTCACTCCTGCCGGTCGTCCGCCTCCGGTCGTCTCCGCCTGCGGCACTTTCACCAACGTCGGTACTGACTTCGGTGGTCGTGTAACCATCACCGCGGGCACCCCGGCCTCGTGCACTCTGACCTTTGGCACAGCCTTTGTCACCGCACCTAACTGCGTTGTCGCTGCCCAAGGTGCCCTTCCAGCTACCACTTTTAGCTGGGCCACCACAACCACAACCCTCGTACTCACCACAGCCGCGGCTAACACGGTGTGGGACTACATCTGCGTCTCGGCATCGTGAGGAAATGGCAATGACCAAACTTCGTGCACTTCTGGTGGGGGCTTTCATAGCCCTCGCCGTTGCGAGCCCCACCCTCTACAGCTGGGCCCAGCAGCTTTCCTCCACCACCCTCACCGGCAATGAAGTAGTCGTCGCTGCCATTGGCGGTCCTGGTGGCCCTTCGATCTTCGTCCCTGTCGGGCAACTTCGCAACGCCACGGCGATGAAGACCTTCTCTGGTGCTGGTGTCGTAGTGGCCTACCAAATGCTGCCTTCCGACAGCACCCTATTTTGGATTGGTACAGCCCCAACCACTTGGACCATCACTACCCCTGTGACACCTTATGATGGTCAAATCCTCCAACTGGCCACAGACACAACTCTAACTACAAACGTCACTGTAACCCCTGCGACAGGCCAAACCCTTCAAGCTGCGTTTAGTTCCCAAACACTTTCCCCCGGTACCTCTATAGAATGGGTATACACCATTGCCACAACCAAGTGGCAGAGGCTCCGCTGATGCGTAAACTCAGCGCTGCATTCCTTCTCTGGCTTGCGTTCGCGGGTGCAGCGCGAGCAGAGAACACCGTCGGTCCCACCACCCAAATCATCTGCAACAAGATCGCCACCCTAGCCGTAGGCCCAGCGACCATAACCCAAATGGTCGCTGCCATAGCAGGTCAATCCATCTTCGTCTGTGGCTGGCACGTTACAAACACTGGTGCAACCGGTACCTTCTCTTTCCAAAATGGCACTGGCTCCAACTGTGGCACAGGCACTGCCACTATCATCCCCGCTACAAACGTAACCAACACTGCCCCTTCCGCGGACCACATTTCAATCGCCACAATTCAGGTCCCTCAAGCCAACGCCTTTTGTGTCACCCCTAGCGTGGCCTCAATCTCCGTTGTTATCTTCTACTCCCAATTCTAGAAAGGCCCCCAATGTCATGACCATACTCCGCGACGCCATCGAACACCTAACAGCAGCCGAGAAGCTCCTCGAAGAACTAGGCCCCCTCGAAGACGCCACCGAAAAGGCCTCGGCCGAATATACCCAAACCGCCACGGCTTTGACCGAAATCAAAGGCCAACTCAACGACGCCAAAGCGGGCCTATCCATTGCCCACGTCAAGAACCTCCGCGATTATGAAGAATCCATCTTCGCTAAGGCCCAACAATCCAAGGACCTCGATGCCAAGATCGCGGATCAACAAACCCGCTTAGACACCCTCCGGGTCGAAGTTGCTGGCGCAGAAGCCCGGCATCAGCAAATCGAAGACTCCATCAACTCCTTGAGGCAACGCATTGGCTGACATCTATCGAACAGAAGTCCCCGGTGGGATCCTCTACACTCCCATTGAAGTCTCTGGGTC